ACTCATCACCTCGTCACGTTCATCACGTTCTGGCCGACCGGCTTCGTGGAAGTGTGATGAACGTGGTACGCGCGTGAAAGAAGATGCGTCTCTCTCTTTTTCTAATTTCCTCTTATCTTGCACAGGCCGGTTTCCGTCACCTTCGTCACGTCAGGTTGCAGCGGATCTGGTTGTCCAGCGGTGGATGGTCCTGGGTCGGGGTCGATTAGCCATGTCCAGCCAAAGTAGCGGGCAGACGCCCCACACCAGACCAGAGACCAAATGCGGGACAGCATACGAGCTCATCCGGGCTGAGATCCCACGAGTAGACGAGGCAATACGGCGCTCCGAAGCCAAGTGGGGCGTAGGACGCCTTTCGGCGCTCGTCTCCCCAGACACACTTATCCGGTGGAAGCGCGGCTGGGACCGGTGGTCGGAAGCAGTCATCGCGGGTCACCTCGATCAGGTTCGAGAATTCGGCCCGAAGATCATTGCCGCGCTCGCCTACATGGACACCGAGGCTACCCGTCTCGGCCATAATCCTCTCGTCCCGCAGACTTGGGAGGCACGTTGCCCTGACGGTCGTGTGTTAGTGGTAGTGCGCAGTCTTGCTGAGGCCCATCATGTCGCCCGTCAACAGGACGGCCGCGCTACGGTCTGTTACACAATGCAGGAGCTGGCCGAGCTGTTACCTCTGCTTGACCAGATCAACGCTGTGAAGATCGCATTTCCTGGCGCTGTTGTGCAGCAGTGCACCCTTCGGTCAGAGGCGTTCGCTAATGATCTCATTCAAGTCCCTGAATTGATCAGATTCCTGCATGGGGAATTGGCCTGACAAACGGCTCCCCACCTTCTACAGACATAAATCTGGCTTGATGTCGGTTAGAGCGTATTCTTTCGTAGATACGTTACCAGATTGGTCTGGTAGATTGCGGCCGATGAATCACGATCCGCTGACAGATAGGGCGACCCCGCAGAGGTAAGTTCGATGCCATGCCGGCCACCATTACACCGCTCTGCTGGATGGAAGCCGGCGCTCAAGCAGCACAATCGGCTCCATGCGCAATATCACAGCGTCTCCTGGCGCGCAGTTCGACATTTCGTCCTCATCCGCGACCGCCATCTTTGCCAATTGCGGCTACCCGGCTGCGCGGTCAAAGCCAATACGGTCGACCATATCGTCGAAGCAGAGAAAGGAGGATCAGACGATTCGAGGAACCTGAGGGCAGTATGCCCGCAATGTCATAACCGTAGGCATTCCGAGAAGGGACGCTGGGATCGCGGCTAGAGACCGGGGGGTGGTTCAAAAAGTCAGGCACTCGTGCCCGTGGACCGGCCCCGGGTCAGATTTTTCCGTGCGCGGATTGAATGCAGGGGGTGGTCATGCCGGACTGGCTGGCTGACAAAGTGGAGCGGTGGCCGAGTGATAGGTTGATTCCCTATGCCCGGAATGCCCGCGTTCACAGCGACGCGCAGGTCGCTCAAATAGCCGGCTCGATCAAGGAATGGGGATGGACCATCCCGGTGCTCGCTGGCGAGGACAATACCATCATTGCCGGCCATGGTCGCGTTCTTGCTGCGCACTTGCTCGGTATCTGTGAAATCCCGGTGATGGTCGCGCGTGGCTGGAGCGAAGCTCAGAAGCGCGCCTACGTTATCGCCGACAACAAGTTGACGCTCAACGCCGGATGGGATGAGCAACTGTTGTCCGTTGAGCTTGCTGATCTGCGTGACCTTGGGGCGAACCTCAATCTCATTGGCTTCTCCGACGATGAACTCGCGGGCATTTTCGCGCGAGCGGATGGTGGGCTAACCGATCCAGATGCAGTTCCGGTGCCACTTGCAGAACCTGTTTCAACGGCAGGAGATGTCTGGCTAATCGGACGGCATCGCCTGGTCTGTGGCGACTGCACAGATCGCGGCACAGTGGATGCAGCGCTCGGTGGTGTTCAGCCGCACCTGATGATCACCGACCCGCCCTACGGCGTGCAATACGATCCCAGTTGGCGCGCACGGCGTGGTGTCAGTGCGAGAACCAACAAGATGGGGCGGGTGCTGAACGATGACTGCGCTGACTGGCGCCGCGCATGGTCATTGTTCCCTGGCGCTGTAGCCTATGTCTGGTGTGCATCGATGCACAATGACGTCGTGATAGCGTCGCTCGAAGCTTGCGGCTTCACTCGGCGCGCGCATGTCATTTGGGTGAAGGACCGCTTCACGCTCGGACGCGGCGACTACCAATGGCAGCACGAACCATTGTGGTATTGCGTCAAAGGCTCGGCTCATTGGTGCGGCGACCGAAAGCAATCGACGGTCTGGACGATTCCCGCTCGTGAGGACAGTGGCCACGGGCACGGTACGCAGAAGCCCGTCGAGTGTATGCGACGGCCGATGCTGAACAACAGCAGCGCTGGGCAGGCGATCTATGATCCGTTCGTAGGATCCGGCACCACGATCATCGCCGCCGAGATGATCGGACGCGCCTGCAATGCGATCGAGTTGAGTCCGGTTTATGTCGATGTGGCTGTCCGTCGATGGGAAGCGTTCAGCGGCAAGGCGGCCACGCTTGAGGTAACTGGCAAGACTTTCGCTGAGGTGGCGGAGCAGCGAAGCGTGGTCTTGGACCGGCAGGGCGATGGCGCAGCGCGGCCGGAAGCCTAAACCAGTCGCGGCGAAGCTCGCAGCGGGCAATCCTGGAAAGCGCCCCCTGACAACGCTGGTTCCGTCGCCAGCTGCAGGGGAGATGTTGTGCCCAACCGTGGTCCAGCGGAATCCGCGTGCACGAGCGTATTGGGAGATGTATCTGGCCAACGCAGCGCCTGGCCATCTGTCGCCGATCGATGGACCGCTTCTTGCCCGGCTCTGCGTCGCCTTGGCGTACGCCGACGAGGCGAATGAGAAGCTTGAGGACCTCGGCTTATTAATCAAGGCGCCGAACACCGGCTTGCCGCTACAGAGCCCCTACTTGCCCGTGCTGAACCGGCAGACCGAGATCGCCCGCAAGCTTGCGGCCGAGTTGGCACTTCCACCGGCGCAGCGCAATCGTGTGGGCCCGTACGATGCCGATGCCGGCCCGTCGGCCTGGGATGCGCTGGACGGATGAAAGGGCGCCCAGCAGCCCCCTACCCCGCCGGAGTGGCCATTGCCATCCGCTATGCTCGGGACGTAGCCGCCGGGAAAGTGGTCGCCTGCCGCTTGGTGAAGCTTACCTGCGATCGGTTCCTGCGCGAGCTGCAGGAGGCAGAGCGCGGACGAGGTCCATGGGAGTTCCGCGCTGACCTCGCAGAGCGCGCGATGACATTCGCTGGCCTGATGCCGAACATCAAAGGCCCAGAGGCCGGGCGGCCACTGCGCCTGATGCCGTGGCAGCGCTTCGTGTTCGTGAACCTGTTCGCTTTCGTCGAACGCGGAACCACGAACCGCCGCTTCCGCCAGGCAGTCATCTTCGTCCCGCGCGGAAACGGCAAGACGTCGCTCGCGGCACCGCTGGCGCTATATCTCAGCTTCCTCGACGGCGAGGGTGGCGCTGAGGGTTATGCCGCGGCCGTTACCCGCGACCAGGCGCGGATCCTGTTCGACACGGCGCGTGAGATGGTGCGGCGAACGCCCGAAATTCGCCGGCGCTATGGCGTTGAGGCGTTGGCGAACACAATCTGGCAAGAAAGGACCAGCTCGAACTTCCGCCCGATTAGCTCGGACGCCAAGGCGCTCGATGGCCTGAACGTGCAGATCGCAGTGTGCGATGAGATCGCGTCACACAAGACCAGCGAGGTTTACGACGTCTTGCTCACTGCGATGGGAAAGCGTCGCCATCCGCTGCTGGTGGCGATATCGACCGCGACCGGCAACAACTCGGGGATCGGAAAGCAGCTCTGGGATTACGCGGTGCGTGTGCTGGAAGGCACGCAGGAGGATGATCGCCTGTTCGCTTTGATCCATACCATCGACCCAGAGGATGATCCCTGGGAGGAAGAGTCATGGGTCAAGGCCAATCCCTCCTGGGGCCAAGCCGTTCAGCCTGAGGCTGTCCGTGCCATCATGCGGCAGGCACGCAACAATCCGGCGCAGGAGGCGGCCGCGAGGACGCGGCACCTCAACATTTGGGTGGGCGCTGACGAGGCACTGTTCTCGCTCCGCGCTTGGCAGGAAGCGGCTGACACGTCGCTGTCGCTGGACGACTTTGAAGGCCAAGAATGTCATCTGGGGCTGGACCTCGCCAGTCGCACGGACCTCGCCGCCATGGTGCTCGTATTCCCACGCAGAGATGCCGAGACCGGCCGTAGCACCTATGCCGTATTTGCCCGATGCTATTTGAACGAGGCCGCGGTGGCTGAGGCACGCAATCCGTCATATCCCGGCTGGGCTGCAAGCGGCCATCTCGTGTTGACTCACGGCAACGAGACGGACTTCGACGAGATAGAGAGCGATGTGCGCCAGCTATGCAGTCGGTTCAACGTTGTAAGTGCCGGATACGACCCCTGGCAGTCTGCGCAAATGTCGCAGCGATTACGGGCAGAAGGCGTGCCGATGCATGAATTTCGGGCGACGACGCAGAATTTCAGTCCGGCGATCATCGAGCTCGATGCGGCTATGCGTGCAGGCAGGCTGCTGCATGACGGCAACCCGGTGCTCACGTGGTGCATCGGCAACGTTGTCGGCAAGCCCGATCGGCGTGGCAACCTCTACCCGACCAAGAGCCGGCCGGAGC